TCATACGCTTACCTCAATATACCGATTTTTATTCTCATATCCGCCGCTTATATTGAGCGAATAGATTTTGTTGCCTTCTTCATCTGTACTGTTGAGCGTGAAACCCTGCTTATCATAAAAGTCCGCAACCATTTTATTTTTTGCGGTAGGATAATAAAATCCTCTGATTGTCATCACGCCGCGCTCCATGCATTGACGCACAAGTTCGTCCATCATCGCAAACTCCACGTCGCGCTTCAATACGCGGCAACTCATCAGCCATAATGTGATATTGCATACATTTGAGTCAATCTCGCCGATTGTTATGGCAACCACACCATTATCTCCGAATTTATCTACAAGCTTGCCGTAGAGCGTGATGTATTTATCGTCTCTGGCAGTTGCTTCAATTTCATCCTGCGTATATCGCTTGGTTGTGAGATTAAACTGGTTCGACTTGTTTGTCAACTGGGCAATCCTCGACATGTAAAGCGGTGCAAAAGGCTTTATCTCCGCGTGCATTTCAAGGGACCGTAGATATTCGCCATAATCGGAAAACGTCGCTTCTAGCCTGCTTCGCGCCGCATTGTCCTTATACATTTCACCGCGATTAAGATCGTCGCTTGACAGGGTAGTGACCTCAAAGTAACCCATTTTATCAATTGCTGCAATGAAATGTTCTGGCTTACTGCCTATTTCCGGCACAGTTGCATTCGGTATCTGCTGACGCACAATTTCGCGTTCCGCAGGATTGTCGTCCACAAATACGAAGCTCTCAGGCAGCAGTGACAATGCATGAGCCATATCTATGATGTTTTGCGATTTCGGATCCCAATTTGCTTTTATCATGATAAAGTCATCAGGCTTGAGACTCATATCCGGTCGATTTAACCCAGCCATAGCATTTTCGGCTTCGTTTTTGCTGACGATATTCAGAATGATCCCAAGCTGTTTATGCGCTTTGATATATTCTTGGAATTCACTGTATACCTGTCCCATAGACGTTTCCTGCCCGACATACAGGTTCTCCGCACCATCGTCTCCTACTATTCCGCCCCAAAGCGTGTTATCAAGGTCAAGGGCGAATGCTTTCTTGTTTTTGCCGTAAAGCGATTTGATTATATTTGCAATGCTGTGTGCTAAATACGGAATCGCAGGCAGGGCAAGAGCGTACTTGTACATATGCCAGTAAAAGGAGTCACTCCACGCCTCCAGTCCGAAGCTGGCAGATAGATAGTTGATGTCGTTGATATAAAAATTGTCGTGTGATTGCGCGTACTCCGCAAATTTTTGATTCAGCCGCGTGACGAAATTGACGCGCCCATGTATGTCGCTCGCGTCACGGTTGCCCATAAGCCGCCAAAACGGATACTCGAAATTATTCTGTATTATCGGGCATTTGTAGACTGCATTCAGACGTTCCCACATAGCGGTAAACTTGTCGCATTCGGCGCTGAGTAAAGCGTTTACATCGGCGACAGTGTCGGCAATTCGTGGGAATCCCGAAATATTACGCAATGAAGTATGAATGAAGATGATGTCAGGCTTAAACTCTTCAAGTTCCGCATTTGGGAAAATGGCATCCTGCCAGTATTGTGCATACTCGCTCTCATAATACTCGCAACGTATACCATGATTAAGTAAGAATAAATCCAGCGCATCCTTGACATCGTGTGTAGTAGAACCACCTAAAATGGCAATTCGCTTAACTATCCACGCTGTGTTGCCCTCCAACAATTGCCGGCGAATTTGCTTGCGCTTGGAGAGTAAATCCGCTTTAAATGGCGGAAGAAATAAATCATTGATAGAAATGTTCAATACCCCCTTCGTGCTAAACCGAACAAAAAAATATTTGTGAATAGCACGAAACAATAGAGCGGTCACAATTCATGAACACTATTTGTGAAACGGTTCCATGCAGACCGCTTGGCTTGTATATTATACAACGCAATTATTAATAAATGCAAATGTTTTACTTTTGAAAATTAATTATTCCTATTCTGGTTGTAGTAATAGCCGCGGCTATCACTATGTAGCTTGGATTGTAAAGTATTAAAATAGCAAAGGGAAAAAAGAAGCTAAACCGGTATATCTGATTATAAAAGAAGTGCGTACTGCTTTATTTCATGTTTAAAGAAATCCAAAACCGCAAACGGTTTTAGCAATAATTATGGGCCATAGTATTCATGAGATTAGTTATGATGCTGCCTTAAGATTAATATCTGCTGCGGGTTTTTCTCTTGAAAATGCTAACCCAACAAATGTTATATGACCTTGTAGACCGCATAGAGGTATACCACGCGCAGAAGATTGACGGGATAACGGTTCAGCACATAGATATTAATTATCATTGCATTGGCTCAATCGAGGTATCCGATATACTGCCGATACCTGAAACAGATGTACAAATAAACATGAGGCAAGGCATAACACTCAAATACGGAACACAATAAGAACTACTCGGATGCTTTGCTTCCTCGGAACCTTGTTGTTTCACAATAAAAACAGTGTCCGTATCAGAAACACATTTCCTTTACGAACACTGTTACTGGTCGAGGTGACTGGATTTGAACCAGCGGCCTTTTGGTCCCGAACCAAACGCGCTACCAAACTGCGCTACACCTCGTATGGAGCCAATGTGGGGACTCGGACCCCAGACCTGCTGATTACGAATCAGCTGCTCTACCAACTGAGCTACATTGGCTTGAAATTGCCTATTTTCAGGGGGTTTTTCTCCAGAGTAGCTGATTTTCTTCTATCTAGAGTGGCTGATTATCTGCTCAACCCCGCCAAAAGATTATAGCATAAGGGTATTTTGTATTGCAATACTTTAATTATTTTCTTTTTAATAAAATTAAGGGAATAGATTTCTCTATACCCCGTGTCCGATAGCGAAGGATGCTATTTGTTTTTAATGTTCTCAATATCCTCTTTGATTTCGGTAATATCTTTTTGCATATCGTTTAATGCTGTTCCTGTCTTTTCGGCAAACTCCTTAAGCGTATCGGTTAAGGCGGTTTCACGCTTTTCATTATTCTTTAAAGTGTAAACAAACAGGGCTACAAAAAGCCCCGCAAAAATTCCATACTGTAGAAATTGCTGAATAAGTGTTAAATCCATGGTGCTTACCTCTCTATTTTATTCGGTAGGAGCGGATACTAAATCAGCAATCCATTGTTCCCCAGTAAATCGAAGTCCTAAATATCTACCACGTGTATCTTGTATTATTAATGGATATAGTTGACTATTTCCCAATATTAGTGTTCCTTTTACCCATCCACCGCTATTTCTCTGTAATGCGCCATCTGCTTTAGTTCCCTGTGCCGCTGTAGCAAAAGCAGTAGCCTCGTTACCGTCCAAGGTATCAGCATCCAAGCCACTACCACTTCCATCTACAGTCTTAACTTTTGTAAGAATTTCGCTAGCGTCCTGTACCGCATTCTGATTTCTTTTAATCCAGTTTGAACGCCTGTCTGTAATAGTTACTGTACTGCCGTTTATATCTAGTCTAGCTAGTATAATTTCCTTAACATCTGCCGTATAATTTACGCTTGGTTCTGTAGGTGTGCCTGTTGTACTTGTGCCTACTATCTTCTCAATACCGATAACCCTATTAGGTATGTTGCATCTGACTACAATAATGTCTATGCGTTTATTGCCGCTTGTTTCTACATCGATAGTGAATGTCTTAGAAGAACTGTTTTTACCGAATCTGCCGCCAAGTATAACCGCGCCTGTATCGACGCTTACTGTGTACCCATATAGCGTAGGTTCTAGCATATTAAGATAGTCCTTAACAATACCGTCACCTGTAATACTGCCTAATATATCTGATAATTCTGCGCTGGTATATTGGTATATGTCGCTATCACCTGATGCAAAATCAAACAGGCCGTAAAAATCTAAGTTAGCCATTTAACCTCCATAAAAAAGGAAGGCCGATTGGCCTTCCCATTAATTAATTGTGTGTAATCTATAGTTTTTTCTCTTATTCTCCATCAGGGGTAAATGTCATTACATATACATTCCATCCCCACCCTAATCCGTTATTTTCTATTTTCAATTCAACAGGCCATCCTAAACATTGATAAGCTCTAGTGGCACAGTTGCCATACTGTTTTTGTGAAATTACGACAACACCGTTATATACGGCATACGATATTGTGTCCATAAAGAATACCCCTGCACCCAAGTCACTTCCGTAAACATATATAACGCCCGCCCTTGAACCATCAAATAATGTAATCCACACATCTTTGGCGAATGTGCCTAAAAATTTCATGCGTCCACTTTCGGCAATGTCAGCCCTTACAGAACGCGCCACATTGAAGTTTGAGGGGTTCCACACATAACAATTCGCACCGCCAGCATCATTATTACCTCCCCATACCCAGTCAGGTTGCCCTGTTGTTTGCCCTTGCCAAAGCCAGTTCCTATTGCATGAAGCACTTGAAGGTATGGCATCTGTAATGCCATAACCTTCTAGAGTAGTAGGATTAGTTAACGCCCATGTGTTGGCGGCGGTTTTCTTTAAGAAACCTGATGTACCAGTGAGCCCCGCAATTGATGTTAAATCAGCGTCATAGGGCTGATATTCTGTTATTTCCGTATTGATTAGGCTTTGTGTATTTCCCGTACTTCTTTTGATAGCCTCTGATAATCCTTGCCTATCATAACCGAAAGTAGCATCTAACCTAAATTGCCCGTTTTCGTACACTTCGGTTATTTCCGTTAACCTAAAGTCAACCTCTCCTGTGGCAAGTCTGCTGTCTTCGATTGTTCCGATATCGCCCAAGTCGTACGGGTTTCTGTATTGTTGGATGAACTGCGTAGAAAATGTAGTTCCGTATGTTAAAGAATCGCCATAGTCAGCAAGTGTTTCTGTTCCCCTTGTTACCAATTCTCCGCTATCGCTGATATCTCTCGCATCAATGTATACTTCACTTCTATTCAGCCCTGCACCAGAGCCAACAATTGTAGTTGCTCTTCCTATGCCTTCCCCCTGCCCCGCTACTAAAGCGACGTTAGGCAGTTGGTTTATATTCGTAAGGGTAGAATTTCCAAAGCTATCTAGGCCGTAACTTACAATCATACGGCTGTTTGCGCTTTGGCTTTTTCTTCTGTCTTTTCCTCTGTAGATATGCCACACAACAACGTTGTTCTGAATGTCCGCATACCAGCCAACATTATAAGTGTTTGCTATCGTCTGTATTGCATCCCCTACGTTGTCAAACCTACCGCTAAAATTAATGTTTTCCGTTCCTTCTGTGTAAGGCGCAATAGTTCCCGCCACTGTCCTTTCAGCCAATGAAGGCGCAATAACCTGTAGCGCGATTAACTGTGCAATTATGTATTCTGGTTTTTTGTTGGTGTACTCCTGATAGGCCGAACCAGCAATAGGCATAATAATCCTCTGGGATACTATGCCTTTGAGCTCTACTCCCGTATAGGTTATGGTATACTGGTTGTCATTTCTGGATTCTTCGCACTTGTACACCAAACCCGCCACACCATCAGAGACGCTAATAATTTGCATTCCCTTAACGCGCTGAGCATTAAGGGAATTGCCATCTAAAACAAGCGTCCACTCTCCGATATTTGAATAGCTTCTTTTAAAATTGAAGCTGATAAAATCATCTATAATCCCCTTTTTAGTTAAAATACCATTGGAATTATAGACGTAGCATTTAATCTCTGCCATCTATACTCCTATATACAGGTTACGCCAGTAAATATAAACTTCTGCCATTCCTGCGCTGGCCTCAAAGGATATTCTGTTTTCGCCTACTGGCAAACTAAAAAAAGTGCTATCCGCCGTTACTAAATGATAAGCACTTGTTTTTGTTCCGTTAATGTCTGTCCGAATTGCTGTTTTGTTGCCGTATGCCGTATTAACCTCTACCTTTTCGCCATCTGCTATTTCTGTTTCCAGCTTTATAAACTCGCCAGTGTCAACAAGGGTAAGCTTTGGATTTGTAGAATCGTTCCTAAACTCAACCCTGATTGGTGAAGGTACATCCCCGTTGATATTGATGTTAGCTACTGCGCCCTTCTGTGCTAGGGTAATGTAAGGGTTAAATGCAAAGGGTAATGTTAAGCCCCCGATAAAGCCGCCAAGCTTAAGTGCGTTAATATTCGTGTCATACCAGAATGGATTGTTGGCTATCAGTTCAACATTGAACAGTTGAAAGCCGCCGAATTTTTCTATTGGCGTAGGTGAAGCTGAAACTACAGCGCTTATGGATTTGCTTAAGAAGTCGTTCGTGTAGGTAAGTACACCTTCCCCAAGAGTAGGGTTAAACACCTTTTCGATATATCTTCTCTTCTCGTAAAAGCTCTCCATAGTTGGCGCTTGCGTGTAGAAGGCCAAACCGATAATCCTAACACCAAGTTTATTGTCAATAAAGGTGTTACCGCTTTGCATATAACCAGAAACCGTAATAGGCACTATTTCACTTGCTGTTAATCCGTCATATCCCTTTAAAATGTAATCCGTATCATAACCAAAGGTAATAGAATCGCCTTTGCTATTCGTAAAAGTAAATTGCTCCATTATCCTATTGCCCCCGCTAAATCTCTGTTCAACCTCCTAATTTGAAGTTGCTGTTCATATGGGCTTAACTGTCTCGATGTGAAGTAATTGTTTTGGGTAACAGACTTGTTTGCTGTCGCTATCGCGGCGTTTTGCTGAGTGCTGGCCCTATAACCAAGCGTCACATTAGCATCGAAAGTAGGAACAGGCATAAGCTTATTCATGTTGCTTGTTACTTTTGCCATCTGGTTTGAAAAGCCCAAATTCAAGCCTTCTGCCATATACTGGCCTATGCTGGCAAATACCTTGGAAGGGCTGGCTATGCCGTAAGTCTTTTTAATTTCCGATAGCACAGAATTTGCAATGCTACGCGCTTTGGACAGCAAGCTTGGCAACTTACCGCTCATGCCGTTTTTCATTCCATCGATAATAGCTCCACCAATATTGTTGGCGGCGTTTACAACACTTTCCTTGCTATCGTTAATACCCTCTTTGATTTTGGTATCAATTGACTTACCTAAAGCTTTGGCATTTGTTTCTATGGATGAAGTGTTATTAAGCGAAGTGCCGATATTCGAAACTAATGTGTCAACTTCGTTTGTAGTGCCGCCTAATTCACTTATAGCGGCGTTCTTGGCGGCTGTACCTTTGCTTTGCCACACCTTAACGAACTCCGCCAAATCAGCGTCACTAGCCTTAACTAATGACTTAATAAGCGGGGCTGACTCTGGGCCAAGCTTTTCAAGCTCTACCAGAACATCAGAAGGAACCCTTTTAGCTAATTTTTGAATGTTGCTTTGCCAGCTTTCAAATTGTTTAACCTGGGTCTGTAGATTTTTCTTTACTTCGTCAATTGTTTCTTTGTGTGTTTTTATTTCCTTATCGTAAATGCTACCCATCGAATCTACATGTTCTTTTGTTGTAGATTCAAGTTTTTGCGCGTATTCTTCCTGCGCCTTTTGCCTTGCGGCTTGCTCCTCTGCCGTTTCTGCCGTTGTTGCCTGTTCATTGGTTACAACAGCATCTTTAGAAGCCGTAGATGCCGTTATCATAGTCGCGGAAGCTTCTGTATATTTGCCTTCAAGTGCCGTTATGCTGGCGGTATTATCATCAATACTCGTCTTTAAGTTGTTCATGTCTTCTGCGGCTTTAACATAAGTAGGCGTATTGAAAGGAATCATTGCTTCTATGGCTTGTTGCCCTAAATTCTTTGAAGCTTCTGTTGCTTTATTGGTAGCCTCTGTATACTTTTCTTCCAAGGACACTTTTTCTTTGTAAAGCTCAATAAGCCTTTCTTCATATGCTTGAAGAAGAATCTCTTGCTTTTTAGCCGCTATGATATCTGAAATTGCTTTCTTTTGAAGGTTAAGTTTTCCTGTCTGTTCATCAAGCTTAAGGTTAAGATTTGGTATAAGTTGGTTAAGTTGCGTTACCAAAGACTTCATCTTAGCTTTTTCAGCGTTCGATTTGTTTTCCTTGTCCGCAAGGTTGTATAGCTCATCCGCCAATTTGTTTGCAACAGTTGAATTGGTGTTAATCTCCGCTACATTATCTTCAAATGCTTGTTTGCTTTTTTCAACAGAATCACGTAGGTTATCTACCTCTTCCCTAAACTTCTTGGACTCTTCAACCATCTTTCCATAGACAGGCTCAAGCCCCAACAGCCCTGTTATAAAGCCTTCAATAATAAGCGGAACAGCCTGTAGGAATGAACCCACTATTTCTGGTAAGTGAGTCACTATTCCTGCCGCCAATTTACCTACTATCGTTCCTGCGGCGGCGGCTATCTGCGGCAACATATCAGTAATGCCTATAACAAGCTGAATTATCATTTGTCCGCCCAAGTCTAAGAGCTTAGGCAATATAGTAATTAAGCCGTTGATAATGTCGGTAGCAAGGGAAGTTATAATAGGCAGTATTTCTTCTACTGCCGCCATACCAGCATCAACAATGCTTCCCATGTTGGATATGAATTTGCTGGCATCTCCTCCGCTTTCCTGCGCTACCTTGTTGAACTCCTGCAACACGCCCGTTAGCGAAGGAAGTAATTTTGTTCCTAAACCAGAGGCCAAGTTTTCTATATTCATCTGGGCTATGCGGGTTTGGTTGGCCCAGCCGCTTGATGTTCTGGCAAAATCGCCTTGAGCATCAGCTGAAACTTTCATGAGGTAGTTGTAGCGAAGAAGCGTTTGTTCGCTCTGGTTCATCTTTGCATAAGGCTTACTAATGCCTTCTGCCAAAGCGTAGGCTTCCATATTGGCTACAGACATGTTTATGCCAAGGCTTTTAAGCGGTTCTGCCTCTCCTGCTATGCCTGCCCTGATTTTCTCCCAAGCTTCATCATGTTCTAAGTTGTAAAAGCTTGAAAAGTCACCCGCCAAGCCAGCCAAACCTTCCGACATGGTTACTGTCTGGTCGGCGGTTAGGCCCATGCTTTTGAGCATAGCGCCCATACTTCCAGTCATGTTTTCCGCTTCAAGCTTACTCAATCCAAAAGCATTTGAGGCGCTACTAGCCCAGTCTTTTATTTTTTGCGCATTGTCACCGAATGCGACATTAACTACGTTCTCGACTTCGTTTAAGTCAGAAGCTAAGTCAATGCCTTTTGCGGCAAGGGCTCCAAGAGCGGCAACACCAGCCAAGGCCAGTGCGCCAAGTGCTAACCCTGCGGTTTTGGCGGCTTTGCCTATGCCATCACCTATTTTTGTTTTTATGCCTGAAATATTTTTATCTACATCATCTGCGAATCCGTTAAGATTTGATTTGGAATTGTTTAATTCTTTATGGTACTGTGAGGCATCTAAAACAAGCTCTGTTCGCAATGCCCCTAAATCTAGACTTGCCAATTTTCACCCCCTACTTCTTTTTGTCGAACTGCATAAGGGCTTTCAAATCCAGCGAAGTTGTATTTAATCTCTTACAATCCTCTAAATACTTCTGCCCCTCTTCTGTTTTGTTTAAATCGTCAATTATGCTGTTTTTTTGCATTAATAAGAAGACATCAAGCGGTAATTCCAGCACTTCATAGTAATTGAGCCCAGAATATGAAACTACCCGCCTAATCATTGGCATTATTTCCGTTTCTTCGGTGCCGCCTTCTTCGCCTGTGGGCTTGGTTGGCGGGAAGTAAAATGGTTATCGCTTATTTCCTTGATAAAATCCGTGTATGCATTAATAATGGCTGTAATAGTACCTAAATCGAAGTTATCTATCACGTAATCTATATCAAATGTCTTACCTTCCAAATTGTGATTAATTATCATTAATGTACACTGGTTTAGTGTACTTACTGTTTCCTCTGAACTTAAAGAGCCCAGCTTTTCAAGTTGCATGAAGAACATATAAATCTTCTGGGTAGGTTTCTTGATGTGCAGAATACTACCGTCGAAAAGCTTGATATCAAAAGTGGCGTTTCCAGTTAAAGCGCCCAAATCTAAAATGTTACTCATTTCTACTCCCCTTTATAAGCAAAAGGGGAAGGTTTCCCTTCCCCCGCTTAATTACGCGATATCGTAAGACTGCGTGATTATTACTTGTGTGCCGTCGCTAGTCGATAGCGCTTTGAACTCGGCATCTATGACGGTTTCAGCATCCGCTTTAAACGCGAGTTGGAACCCATTTGTAGCTGTTCCTACAAGCGTAACCCTTATCTTGTTCCCGTCCGAAAGCGTATGTACAAATCTGATTACATAAGCGTCAATTTCAGTTCTTCCGCCAAGTTTAAGCTCTACCATTCCAGTTGTCGCGTTGTCCGAATAGTCGCAAGCGGCGCAAAGCTTTTGTAGAATGTCAAGGCTCCAACTGAGTATTCCAGATTTAAACGTGGTCTCTTCTGACGTAATGAAGCGCTTAAGAATCTTGCGGTTATCATCTACAACTTCTGCGAAGATAGGTTTATATTCAAGACTTGCTCCACCTTTTATGCTTGCAATGTGGTTGGCCTCTACTTCAAGTGTAGCGTCAGCAGGAATAGCTGAGCCATCATACTTGACAATATAGAGCTCACCACTACCAAGAATTACTTGCTGTGTTAATGCCATATTATATACTCCTATATTTACAAATGAACGTACTAATTAAGTGATACGTTCCTGTTTTCATATCTTCTAATGTGCCGCCACCGTTTAAGCCAATCTGTATGGCTGTATCCCCAAGTGTCAGCAAAAGCGCTCTTACCCTGCTTTCAATCGCTGTAGCTGTTTCCAAATCCTTCGCTATCGTGCGCACTTCGAGCCTGTCTTGCCTGAGAATCTTGTCATCGGTAACAGGTGAGAATGTATACACAATGCACTTGTCTTTAAGCGGGGCTGAAAATGGATAAATGCGGCTGTCTGATTCACTCGCGCCCAACAATTGTTTTAGGGCTTCATCATTTTTTAAAATGCTTAAAATCTGCAATATCATTTTTTCAACACCTCCTTAAAGTAGTCCGTTATTTGTGACATGTTTTCATCTATTGCTTTCTGCAAGAATGGCTGAGGTTTCTGTCCGCTCGTAGAGTGCCAGTTACCTTTTTCATCTTTATAATGCCAAGGTACTTCCTTGCGGCCCTTGCCGCTTTCCGCGAAAACTCCCGTGCCGGAATGCACATACGGTGCATACTCCAAATTACTACCGACATAGCCAGTAACCTTGCCTTCCTCAACATCTGTGTAGTGCGTTATGCTGGCTCGTAGTAAGCCATCATCTACAGGTGCTTCCCGCTTGGCTGTTGCCTCAACAGCCAAACAAGCAGTATTCATAGCGGCATCAAGCTTGGAAGGCAGTTTATCCAGCAGTTCTTGAAGGTTATCTTCCACTTCGGAAATATCAATGCTAATTCTGTTCGGCATCTCCCCGCACCAGATTTAAATAAACCATCGTATAGCGCCTTGTGGCGTTTACGTAGTCTATCGTGTATATGTCGCTTCCGTCTTTGATTTGGTTTGAAGTGCTGATATTCCGAAAAATCGATAGCCCAAGATGAGTACTGTTTACGATTAATGTATTGTTTGAATTCTGCTTGCTTCCTGTCAGTGTGCTTATTGCCATCTCTATTTCTGTTTCGGCTGTAGCGCTGGCGGAAAATTTGCCGTATGCATCCTGTCTTTGCGTTTGGGTAAGAAGTTTTACTTTTTTCATTCTTTGATTCATTTAAATTATCCGAACCCGCCTATAACGGTTAAGCGCTGAGATAGTGGAAGGTGTATAGGAATCTGTGAAAGACTCCGCCACACCCCCTAAGCTTTGGCTTTGGATTCCTTCTGCGCCTATACGGTTATATTTCTGTACAACCATCTGGGGAAGAATGATTGTAAGCAAGGCGGGTATCTCTTCGATGTTACAATAAGCCTTAACTTCTGCTTCTACGATTGATATTAAAGTGTTTAATACTGTATCTTTGCTTGTGTCCGAAATTCCCAGCAGGGCTTTTACTGTGCTCAATGTATCCATCTTTTTTTACCCGCCTTATTCATTAGCCAGCCGCTACTTCGAGAACTTCAAACTTAACAGCTTTGCTTGCATTCGAAAGAACGACAGTGTAATGGACGTTAGCCGCTATTATCGTAGAATTGCTGAGTACGTTTCTATCAGTCTCGATGTTGACATCACGTTTCATGTAAATCGTCAAAGCTTCGGGTTTTACAATGAAGTTGATGTATTTCTTAGCGCCAGAACTGCCAGTTACGTAAGCCGTAGCAATTTTCTTAGAAAGAACTACCTTAGCGCCAGCAATCATACCCACTACGCCCGTTTCGATAACTCTGTCACCCATTTCTGTAGCTGGGATGAATTTGCTATCTTTGCGAAGTTGCGTAAGCTGTTTAGGATGAATAATCAAGTACATACTCTCGCCTTGGTTCTCGTCTTGGAACAAATCGATAGCGTTAACAACAGGCTCGTAACCGATAATGCCTGTTTTCCCGTCATATGTCATATTGGAAGCGATACCCGCAAGGGCTGTGTGTGCATCTGAATCAATCTTGCTGGCAATTGATTTGGCAAGCTGGCTGTTAGCTTCGTCTATCGGGTTGCCATAACCGCTTAGAACAGCTTCATCTGTCAATTCAACAGCCTTGAAAGCTTTCTTTACTGTGGCTTCTGTGCTTGTAGCTGAAAGCGTAACCGCCTCACCTTCCACACCTTCTGCCAAATCTGTAGCTTCGCCAATGTAAGCGTACTTTGGTACAGTGATTGTATTACCAGCCTTGCCGCTGAGAGTCGTGTCAATCTTAGCCAGAGGCGCAACCTGAATTTTGTTAGGAAGTTCAGCCGCTATCATGTCAGCCATGATTTCTGGGTTTATTAGATTTTCAAGTTTCGTTAAACTCATGTTTTCACTCCTGTAAATAAAAAAAGCGCCTGTAGGCGCTACTAAAAAAGGGCTTCTTAGCCCCTCAATTGGTTATATAGTTCTTGGTTTGTCTTCATGAGCTCTGCTCTTTCTGCATAACCCATTTTTCGAAAATCTTCTTTTGTTATTTCTTTTGGTAATGTAATTCCGCTCTTAGGCGCTGTTCCTTTCAGTCTTCGCGCAACTTCGGTGGCTACTGCGTTTTTGAATAGCTTATCAAGCGTTTCTATTTTGGCTTGTGCTTCCTCAATATCCTCGCCAATCGCTATAATATCGGCAAAGGCAGGATTTAAGTTTCTCGCCGTTAGTACCTTAACAACTTCGTTTTTGGTTTGAAGCGTGTTGAACTCTTTTAAGCGCTCTTCCAATTCTTGAATACGCATATCCTTTTCCGCTTGTGTTCTTTGTGCTTCATCAAGCCCCGAAAGACTAAGTTGTTTTTCGTACTTCTTCTTTTGCTTCTCCAAAGCGGCTGTAACTCGTTTATCCGCCTCTGATTGAAGTAGCTTTACTACCTCATCCTGCGTGTAAGTTTTAGATTCTGTTTCCTCTAACCCTTCCTGCGTTTCCTTATTGATATCTTCTGCCATGTGAATAACTCCTTGTATTAGTTCTGGCATTGCCAGCCCTGTAGTTACTTTTTTTACGGGGAAAGTCCCTATAAAACCCCGTAATCAAAACATGCTCAATTGTGAAGCACTTTTGATGTTAAGTGTGACAACTGGAATAATGGTACTGCGGCAATTCGGATGGAGCGGAGCGATATTAACACCCGCTACAGCTTCACTGAATTTGTATGTCTTACCGTCATGCTGGCGGCAAATGTCGCTTGTTCTGCTATCGTGTGCCGCTACAAAGATGTACTCTGAAATTCCGTTGTTTTGGTATGCATTGGCGGCACTAGCGTTGTAGACATGCATAGCTTCTGTTCTTAAGAGCCTGTCAGCCTCATTTATGCCCACATTGAATGTGTTCATAATCTCTTTGCGTATGTCGGTTGGCATCTTCCCCATGCTCACCAAGTCTTTTATCTGTTTCTCTATCGTGTAGGCCAAATCGTTTGTATTGGCCCAAATGCGCTGGCTAAAGTGTTTACCGCTCCAAGCGCTGTTAAGAACCTTGTCTAACTGGCTTTGCTCCGTAAACCCCCATTTAACGCTTGTTCCCAGCGCGTCATAGGTTTTCCCGAATACTTCGCGATAAATTTTCTCCAATGTCTTAAAACATTCTGTTTCCTGCGCTGTTCCCAGAATGCCTAGTTCCTTTTCTGTGAATGTTTTTAGTTGTGCGAATCTACCGTATTTGTATAGAGATGTTGTACTGACAACTTCGCCATCTTCAAGAAACTTTAAATATAGTTCCTTAATCTGTTTATCTATTTTCGATAGCGAAGAATGATATAGCTTCTGCAAGCGGCGCATGTGCGCGGCTACCTCTTTATCCACAAATGCCTGATTTGCGGCATCCCGTTCTAGCCAGTATTCCCTACTCGTCATCCTGTGCTTCCTGCGGCGCTATGCTGTAGGGCTCTACGGTTGTTTCGGCTTTCTTGCGCTGTAGCTCCGCCTGTACATCTGTCACAAACGGCAACTGCGCCAACAATGTTTCTTCGCTCACTATGCCCTGCAAGCTTGCCGCCAGTTCTGCGGCTTCCTGTACGTTAACTGGAAGATTGCGGGTAAATGTGATATCGATACTGCGCCAGTCATAAGAACCGCCCAGTATATTAAGAATCTGTGCTATGAGGCGTATGCGGCGCTGTAAGCCCTTCTTAAATGCCCTTTCCTTCTTGGCTGTCGCATTTTCCAAGCCCATAAGCTTATACTTCATAGCTACGCCCGTTGCATTCCCAGCAAAGTTTTCATCAGTTAATTTAGGGCATTTGCTGAAAGTGTGGATATCCTGCGCTATGCGGTTTTTCATGTTCTCCAAGTGCGCATCTGGGGTATCTTTAATGAGCCAATCTGCTTTTCCGTTCTCTTCAAGTAAAAGAACCCTGCTTTCCCGCATTGCCGCTATATCTTCCTGAGTCGTGCCGCTCATTCCGACAAGCGCCAAGTAAGCATCTGCGAAATAATCAAAGTCATTGATAGAATCGCTTTCTAATTTATCGTAAGCGTCAATTAAGCTTACTACTGGCTCAAAATCCCCTATTTGCTCATCATTATTGCGGTACTCCACCACTGGACACATACCAAAGCTATGCTCTACCGTGCCCGTCATACTCAATGCCCCATTATCAAGCGTGTAATAGGTTATATCGCTGGGGCTATACACTTCAACCTTGGTTACGAAAGTGTTTCTAAGGATGTTTTCAACCTTGTAATACCTGATAGCGAAGAGTATTTCACTGTTCAAGCTGTCGCTGTAAAGCGGTATAACTTCTCTGCTATCGAGCGGTGCAAAACATACATTAGCCGCCTCATCCAAATAAAGAAGTTCGTAGGCTACCCCGAATATGCTGGCATCCTTGGCAAGTTCCGCATTGTGGGCTTGTTCATCGTTCAAATTAAAAATGCCCTGTAGGGCATCGATAAATTCCGTGTCTTCGCTGTTATAGGCTACAGGCTCGCCCATGAAATACCCGCAAAACATATCAGTTATGTAGTTGGCGTAAGGATTAACCAGCTTGTTATTTGGCTTGCCGCTTCCTGTTTGGCGCTGTAGTATATCGTGTTTGCACCCGTAGTAATCATTAAGCTTGTTTAATCTGGCTTGTGTGGCCTTGTGTCTATCTATATACGCCTTTATTAAGTCTGGCGTTAAAACTGTATCTTCTGAAATTTTGTACATTGTCACCCCCTATAAGCCCAAGGCTGATTTACTCATTACTTTAAGGCGGGAACCCCTGATATCACCAAAGCTGTAACGGAGAGCGTCACACAAATGGTTAAATTTGTCAATCGGCTTATTGGTGTACTCGCCTGTGCTTTTGTCCTTTACGTAGCTGTAGTTTTGAAGTTCTATTATCGTGTTCTCGCACTTTGGGCTCACTATGATTTGATATTGTTGTACGCGCTGAATACCAAAATTGACTGAATCACTACCCTTTATTGCGGGTTTTGCGCGTTCTATTCCACATCGCCTAAGCTCTACTATACTTTTAGGCTCGTTATCGCAATATATTTCAGCCTTGCCATAACCCTTATAGATTAGTAAGGCGGCTATCTTGTCATTTGTAAGCTCTTTCTCGTAGAACTCATCGTAAATGTAAACCTTTCTGTTGGCCTCGTCTACTACGTTGGCTATAAATGCCGCTTCATCATTGGCAAACCCGAAATCAAGGCCAAACTGGTACTTTCCGCCCTTTATATCTGCGGGGTTAAAGTCCTCGATAGCGAACGATGGATATACAAGCTTATCAAGGCTGGCAAACTCTCCAAGGGCTTCTATTATGTACCTTTGCGGGTTAACTGTCTTGGTGTATTCAAGGCTATCTATGAAAGCTTGCGGCACAAATCGGTTATCCTTGTATGTGCTGTGCAAGTAGAATGTATCAGGCTTATTGCCATCCTTAAACCAGTACCAGTAAACCCAGTTCTGTTTTGATACTGGGTTGAACGCTAGGTATATCTGCTGGCCTTTGGCTGTGGCGTGTCTTAAGCTCTTATCCAGCGCATTAAAGTCCTCGTAGGTTATGTCGCTGGCCTCGTCTATGAATATATCCGTAATCCCTGCTATACCTTTGGCTTTCTCGCTATCGTCCAAGCCTTTAAATAAGAACACACTACCGTTAGGCAAGGTTATTGTATAAGTGCTTTTGCTTATAATACAGAGTTGCTTTATCTTCAACTTCTCTAGGCTTTCAAGCACCATGGTATACAACGAGTCCTTTAGTGATGCGGCTGTCTTGCGGATAAATAGAACCTTACGCTTGTCTTTTAGGGCTTTGATAACCAGCTTATCTATGACAAAGTAGGACTTTCCGCTACCCCTGCCTCCGTAATAGATGTTGTAGCGCTGGCTGTAGTCAAACAGGAAGGGAAAGAATTTATCATTGAAGATGTTCTTATCTATTCTAAGTTCCATCAATCCCCCTTAAATAAAAAAGCTGCCCAGTATGGCGGCACCTGAGAATTATGTATATATTTGTCTTGTTTTGTTACCTGTTTAGGAATATTATGGATATATCGAATATTCTGTAGGAGTTGTTCATATGCCTATTGATTGGAATATCACATCAAACTTTGTTCTTGCTATCTTTGCTATTGCTGGCTTTATTGCTTCTGGTGTTGTTAGCGTCATTACCTTAATCCGTACAAAGAAAATGGACGAACATAATAAAGCGATTCAGGAGAAGCAAGTTAAAATTAGTTTATTTGAAAAGCGCTATGAAATTTTCAGGTATTTTCTTGACTTAATACCCGATAACAGTTTCCTTAATCTAGAAATTGCTGACGATTTATTTATTATGAAGCATAAAGTAGATTTATTATTTGAAAATAATTCTACTGAAAGAATATGCGACATTTGTGAGCAACTAAGAAATTATCTTCAAGGAGATGCACCATTTCCTAATTATTTATCGAAAGTGCTTCACAATAATGTCGAAAACCCGTCCACCGATGAACTATATTCAGCCTTTAAAATGTATCTTGCTGATAGCCTAAGTGAAATATCTACAAATATGAAAATATATAATTTATAAACAAATAAAACTTTGGTTTTATGGCCTTTTTGTGCTAATATTTACACTCAAACTGTCAAAATTCAAGTGATAGCGAAACAATGTTCTTGTTTTATGCCAATTTACCCCTAAAATTGGCTCGATGATTCATAATCAGTTGCTTCGATTATACGAACAATGCGAACATTTACTCATCTTCGCTATGTGTTATTTTGACTTCAATTACTGTCTCGCCTGTCGTTTGAACTACTTCTACAGGCTTCCAGCCGCTTCTATCAGCTAAATCTTTGGCGGCTTGAATGCGGACAGCTTCACTTTGCGCGTTCTTGGCTAAATCATCAATAATCTGAATTGCGGAACTGCCAATAGCGTTTATCTTTTTGCGGAGGGCTTTATTGTATTCGTTGGAAAATGTTGTATCCTCAAACCATTCCCACAAAGTACTTCTATTCATATTCAGAGCCTTGCAAGTGTCTGTATAATTCAGCCCTTCATCTATCATTAAACCTATCGCTTCTACTTGCTTAGGCCGTAAACCATCTCTTTTCTTAGGCATTTTGCACCCCCTCTTCCAACAAATTCATTCTCGCTAATTCTAATGTCTTAAAAACATTTTTATCCAAATAGTATGCACCATCAATTTTGTATTTATATTCTGTTTTATAGACTCCATAATTAACATCACAATATTGTTTTTTTACAATAGAATTTACATAACCAAAATAGATACCATCATTAATAACCATGTAGACAAAATCAAATTGTTTAATTCCCCTATTATCGCTGTCAGGGCAAGTAACTTTCCAGCCGTCAAAATTCATTTCATTCATAAAAACCTCCTTAAATGGGCTATTTACCCTCTTTCTTAGCTCTTAATGCTTTTTCAATCTTATCTATTGAAAGCCCCCGCTTGTTATTTACCTTTTTCTTATCCTGCGATAGCAAGGAATTTAATACTTCTAACTTCGCGTTCATTTTCCTTAACTCATCCAATATATCTGAAACTTGGTTAACCATATCTCACCTAAAGGCAAAAGAGCGGCAGTTAAGCCGCCCCTCCGCCATCTCTCATGCGTTTAATGCGCTGTCTTATCTGCTCGAAACAGTTTAAGTATTTTTTCAGTTCAACTTGCGTTCCCTGTTCCTTATAGGCTTTTATTGCGCCCCCTACTGCCGCACACTCTGGGAAAGTGGCGTAAACAACCCCGTTCCCGTTTTCAACCAAATAAAATAATTCTGGACTTATTTCAGTTTTGTACATCACAAAAACCATTAAATTTAACGAGAATATCTTACGAGCCTTTCCCTCTTCCATTTCTCCCTCCTTACGATTTTTACCGCCTTCTCTGCTTCGCAGTAATATATAAATCCCAGTACCCCAAGTACTATCCAATCAATAACCATTTCTGATACCCCCTTATGAAATCATAAACTTCCTGTAAGACTTAAATTTACTGAAATCCCTTATATTCAATAGATAGCCCTCTGTTTCTTTTTCCCAGCCATCCTCTTCTTGACTCCATGCTCTTACAAGCCGTAGCCTGTGTTTTATCAATTCTACTTCCTGCCGAAAATCATCAAAATCAAATACGTACAGGATTTGATTAGGCCAGTCTATGTAAAACAGCTTGTCAGCTTTACTCTTGTAGTACCACCCCGCAAGCCCCGTGTCACAGTTTGTAACAGTTTCAACATATATGTTTCCTGTTTCGGCTATAGCCTCTTCTGTTTTGACTTCAATTAATACCTTTGTTCCGTCCTTTTTTACTACTTGGAAATCACAATCAATATCTCGAAACGCCTTAACTTTGCTCACGTCTTGTATGTCGGTATAGCCGTATGTTCTTTGCCATTGGCGTAGTAACTGATGTGATAACTCTTCTCCTTTCTTTCCTAAAACCGCCTTCTCTCTTTTGCTGGCATATGCCATGAGTCCTCCTTATTTAGGTTTTAGGTAAATCTAATCACCTTAATATCTCCTTTCATCCAATGCCCCTGTGGAGCTCAAAATTGCCTTTCTAAGCTTATTGTTTTATTCATATATATGAATAATCGAATACACTACGGTAGCCCTAGAAAACCCTGCAATGCTCTCTAGGACTCGGTAGCGGAAGGTAATTATAATGGTTCGTCTTCATCATAAAATGGATTATCAAATGTATCCGTATCACTAAAATCTTCTTTGGTATATCTTTTCATATATCTATATATATCTTTTATTTCGCGATAGCTGAAAGTTTTATCTTCTAACATGCGCTCGTAAACCGCTTTTACATAGTCAGGTTTCGCACCATCCTGTAGAATATTTTTAATTGTATTTTGTAAATGCTTTTTATCGTATTTATCTCCGAAACGCTTTTGATATAAATCAGAAATATAAGAATAAACAAAATCATTATCTTCTTTGCTATCGCCTTGTTCTGTTTTACCGTCAAAACCGTCAAAACCGACACTTTCTTCTTTCTCATGTCTAATATCAGGTTGCTGAGTATCTTCTTGCTGAGTATCTGGTTTATCATTTATTCCATTACTTGTAGTCCATATTTTACGTCTACGCTCAACTGTTTTTTCAGAACAACCTAAACGCTCTATTATTTGCGAATTTGTAAAACCGCTATTGAATAAAATATCAAAATCTTCTTGCGGATAACGAATTGGCCTACCGCCATTAGAACCATTTTCATATTTTTGCTTTTGTGCTTCTATATTTGGGATTATAGTTTGCATAATAGCATAAACAATTGCGCTATCCGCGTCATCTTGTTTTATCTTAGGTAACTCGTAGGCTGTACCATAATTAATAATTGCACGAAGTACCTTATTGCCTAATTGTTCTGGTAATACGTCTATGGTTTTTTTAAAGCTTCCATAGAATACAAAGTTCTCAAGTTCCATTTTTTCACCTTATAAAATCTAAGCCGTAAGTACGGCAAAAAACCGCATTAGAGCGCGGCATACTCGCATTGATTAATTAGTTTTGGTAATTGGGTTTAATTTGAATATTTGTTTACATATTTTTACAATAAAAAAAATCCTCTATATATACACGCTAGAAGGCATTTTTTGGGGGTTGTTTGACACAATCCTATGAAACCTTCTTGGTATTCCTGCATTTGCGGCAATAACTATGTAGTCCATCCTTTGAATCTTTTTTAGGACTAAAAAATTCTTCGTTTGCTGGTAGCATACTTTTACATTTTGAGCATTCTTTAAACGCTTTTGTGTAGCACATATCATAGTCTTCTTTATCAATTTCAAATTTAACCTTTTTGTAAACGGCATTAAAATTATTGTGCATATTCTGAATACTTAATTTTAACTCTTCTGCAATATACTCAAATGAACAACCTTTTAATAACATATCGATTATTGTTTTTTGAGTATCGGTTAAATCAGCCAAAAGTAAATAATACTTTAGCTTATATAATTCAGACGATAAAGCGGATATAACATCCATATTATCAATAGTTTTATATATTTCTTCTAAATCATAATTTAATTTGGCGTAGTTCGTTATAAAAAATAGAAACTGTCCTTTTTGTGAAAAATCAAAATGACCACGTAGAAACGTGCCTTGTTCCTTTAACATGGAATACGGTAAATTAGTATAGCGCTTTTCTTTCATAAAAAACTCCTTATTAACATCTCTCCTTTCTGTTTTGGACAATATATGCCCCTCTATTATATATTATACGCAGAAGAGGGGTGAAAGTCAAGGTAAGTCAAAAATGTTTACAATACGTTCCCATTTTTAGTTAATTATTGGTAGCTGTATCTCTGTCGTTAATGAGTGCTTTTTGAGGCCGTGTTTTGTTCGCCTTTTTAGTTTTATTTGGTTTCGTAACGGTGGTTACATTTTCCGCTTTTTCTATGCTTGGTATTAATGTTAGGTATGGTTCAAATAATGGAGTTATTTTAATGATTACAGATTTGATTATTTTATCTATTTCTTTTTTTAAGCGTGCTATATCTTCATCTGTATTTGATATATCAGTATACATATCAAGAAATTTTTTTGAATCAAAAGCCTTATCTAATATAATTATCCTATCTTGTATTTGTTCAGCTTCAGGACGATTAAATAGGAAATCAACTAGCATCATATATTCATAACACCTACCGTGGTTCCTTTGATTTTGAAAAAAACCATCCTCCAAAATTTCTTTTGTTAAAAACGAATATACTTCATATCGTTTATTAAATAGTGTTAGTTTTATTTGCGTATCTTGTATTTCCTTTTGCTGTTGATAAGATAGTTTGGTTAAATCGTTAGCTTGCTTGCTAAATTTATTAGCTTTAACCCCTAAGAATATTGTCACAAGCACCAAAGCAACTGTACTTACAATATCAAAAATATACTTTGCTATGTCCATAAACTAACTCCTTCTACTACTATAAGGATTTTAGCACGCATTTGTGGGGGGAGTTTGACGTAAGGCTATTTAGCGCTGGGAACTTCTTTCTTTATTCGCCTTTTTGGCTTATCAGGTTTCGTTTTATAAAGCATATGAAAATGTTCTATTATTCCATATTGATTAAAAAAATAGACTAAATCTTGGGTTGCTCCATATAACATATTAAAATTAACTTCTTTAAGTTGAGTATTTTTAATCGAATCGCTAAACTCTTGCAGATAATCTTTGTAAGATTCTAAACAGTCTAATGCATCATTACTTATTATGTTTAGAATATATATTCTGTTTATCATATCGAGTATCTTTTCAATGTGATTATTATATTCGTTTATTGCCTTCTCTTTTTGTTGAGGATTGCCATTTAAATATGTTATGTTTCCCTTTATTGTATCTTTACTATCTTTACCTTCATAATTGGGAAAAATTATAATTTCTACTGTGTCATAAACAATATCATTTATATATTCATCTAATGTATCTCGAAATATTCTTTGTTTTCTAAAATTCGGTATTTCAACACTAAAAAAATTGAAAATAGCATTTCCTACGATAGCCAAGAAGATTGCCGCCACAAATTGTGTGTAAGGCTCAATTTGTTTTTTAGCTGACTCTTCAAAATTCGAAGTAATCAATCCAGTAAATAAAGCAAAGGAAATTATCAATGAGGCCAATGCGATATAAAATTGGAGTCTATTACCCTTTCTAAAATAAAAGGCACAAAAGTTTTTGTACACCCCGAACACCCCTTCCCACTGTCATTTTACCATAAAGTGTAAGTGCGAACCAAGTAAAAAAGGGCACTTTATAGCGCCAATTCATTATATTCCAAAATATTTTTCTTCCACTTCAAAAACTTTCGTATCGTAATTTTGCTTTATGAACATCATAATTCTTTTTGCCCTCCTACAAAGACTTTTACTTGTTGATACTATTGTTCTCATATCTTTCTTGCCGTTGATTTGTCTTTCAATCAAACTCATATGGGTAGAAATCATATGAATATCATCAATAATTTCATTATCTTTAATTTCTGATATTAGTGAAATAATTTCATCTAAAATGCCACGTATTTCTTGTATCATTTCATTACAATAGTCAACAAGTATAATGTACTCAATATTTTCTTTTTTTCTTTTTTCCATAATATCAATATAATCTTTATAAGTGTTTATTAATGCTGTGCCACCTAAACCCCTAAATAGACAGGAAATTAAAAATGGTAATCTTGCATAAGTAGTATATAAAAGTTTGTTTATATATATTTTTCTTTTTGCATTAGGTAACTCTACTGCAAAAACATTAAAAATCATATTAGCTATTATCGCTGTTACCACTGTGGCTAAAAATAGTATTAACGTATATAAAATAATCCAAAATCCGCTTGTTACAAATAAAGTACTAATATAAGTCGATAAGCCCCAGAGAGTAATAGATACTATAGAAAATATTATGAATAGTTTGCTTTTTAATAGGAGAATTAATAACTTTTTCAAATCATTTTCCATAAAATCCCTCAACTCTCTATTTTATATCTATATTTTACCATGATGTACCAAAGTACGACAACAACAATAAAGGGCTGATGCCCCGCACCAGCCCCGCTATTTCCTTTCTTCGCTATCGCCTATTCGGTTAAAAGCTTGTAGGCATTTAGAACATGCTTTGTGCCTAAGAGTTCATCTATGTTTAAGTCCCTATCGAAGTAAAGGTTTTTACCGACATATCTAAGTGTAATACCCCTTGTCTTTGCTATAGCCTCTAAAATCGGTAATATTTCATCGTCTACAAGTAAATCTGCTGTTTCACTGATTTTACCGCCATCAACATCTTCTATAACGCCTTCTGCTTGTATCGCGTATAGTTCATCGTCAATATTGAGTAAATAGCGCTTCATGAACAGCCAGTCTTCACCATAATAGTTTATAACGAGTCTCAAATATGGCTCAGCGTCTTTAGGCATGACAATGTAAGGATAAAAGTAATAGTCGTACATCGGCAACATTTTCATCATTTCTGGCGGGAGGTAGAATTTTGTCCCTGTCATTTTATCTTCCTTAACTCCCAACTCCGCCAATGATTCATCAATCTTCTTTTGTTTCTCCGCCTTTTCTTCTGGGGTTAGTTCTTTTGGCGAAGGTGTAACTGTGGCTGATAATGTAGGCGTGCTGGATGTAGAAGTAGTAGCTGGATTCGGAACGTTTGTGCAAGCGTACAAGGAAACGCTAACCGCTAAGGCTAACAGTATTGAAATGTACTTTTTCATTTGGAGCACTCCTTTCTTTAATTAAAATGCCATAATATTGAAAAACCCAATTTGGATATTAGCACAAATGTATTCAAATGTCTACAAATGTATTCATCGCGACTGCTTTTTTTACATAGAATATTATTATGCTAGATGCTATTATTATTGGAAAAGTAATTCAGAGAATCCGCGAACAAAAAGGTATTTCCCAAGAAGTACTAAGTGGTTTTGCTGATATCGGTAGAACCCATCTTAGTATGCTCGAGCGCGGCTTAAGGAAGCCAACCCTAGATACCCTGTTTAAAATCAGTAATGCGTTGAATGTTAAAGCAAGTGAAATAGTTAAAGAAATCGAAATTGAAATGATGAAAAATAAAGGGCTGACACAAAATCAGCCCCGCATATAAATTCCTTTGCTATCCCTTCATACTGATATGTTCTTTCTTGGTTACTATGTTCTCCAAAGGGTTAAATTTATCGTAATCCCTGTGTAAATCCTGCCCCCAAAGCTCAACATAGCGGCGCACCATTTCAAGGTTTTTGTGGCCTAAAAGCTTCTGTAAACGGAAAATATCTCCTCCGTTAAGAATAAACATGCGAGCAAACGTATGCCTAAATAAATGAATACTCCGCTTCTCTATTCCCCGCCTTTGGTTATATCGAGCAATAGCATTAACCATGCCAAACTCCGTTAGCTGTTCACCATGCCAAGTACAGAAAAGGTAATCTGTATCATATTTAGGTTTGCGGTATCTAAGATACTCAGCTAATACAGATTTTAGAGTTGTGCCAATCGGTACAATTTGCTGTGTCTTATTTTTGGTATGTCTTAAAACAACTTCATTGTCGGCTAAATGAACGTCCTTCATTTGAATGTTAATAATACTGGAAAGCCTGTTTCCAGTCCCAAGAAGGTAATTAACTATAACCCAGTTGCGGTAATCGTCAAATCCTGCCTTTTTGATATTTGGTTTTTCAAGTAGAATCTTAAGTTCTGCATCTGTATAAGTCTCTTTAACAGGTATAGTTGCTTTAATCAATCTAATTTTGAGTGGCGGCATATACTCCCGCTCTGCGAAATAATTAAAAACAGTTCGTAAATTTGTAAGCTTGGTGTTAATCGTGGTCTCAGTGTTTCCATTTTTCCTGCAATGGTTAATAAAGTTGACAATGGTATCTTGGGAAACTGAATCAAGATTAAAATCTTTAACACCTAGGAATTTTAAGAACGCATCTTTGCTTTGTTCGTACCCTCTGATTGTTTTTGGAGATAAGTTTTTAGCCCTGTTGTAACTTTGGAAATTCTCGAATAATAGTGTAAATGTGTTTTCTGAGTAGAGTTTAATGTTTGTGTGAGTGTGCAT